ATCTTCTTCAATACACTGTTCACCGTATTGAATTTCTACTATTCTACAAGGTTTATCGTATGGGTTGTATAGTTGGTGCCAGTCACCACATATGATAGTATATTCGTCATGTTTTTCAAGTCTTACAACAGGCATTTGATAACCACCTTCTGTTTGGCTTAATACTTCACAAGCACCTTCTGTTACTAACCAGTATTCGTTGCGTTTCGCATGTTTCTGCATTGACAGTTTTTGTCCAGGATCAACTGTTAGTTCCTTTACTTTAGTACCTTGAACTTCGTGTATGATTCTGTAGTAACCCCAATCTCTTTCTGTTTTGGGTGCTTTCCAATTATCTAATATCCAACTTGATGAATTTGCTTTACGTTTACCACCTACTCCAAATGCAAATGTTACATCTTGTGTTGTGGCGTCTGCTTCAGGAATATTGTTATGGTCTCTGTCACCACCATTGGCAAAAACTATATCGTGATAAGGATATTTGTCGCCTACTTTATATATACAGTCAATTGCAGAACCATCGTAATCATCAAAAGCAATTACATCATCCACACATTCTAGTTCTCTAATAATACTTGCACGTTCTTCCCACGGCATAAATGGGCGACCTTTTTTACGTGTTAACCATTCATCTGAGTTGAGTCCAACAATTAATATAGATTCTCCATCATCACCTAATGCCTTAGCTGCTTTGAAGTATGCTATGTGTCCTGAGTGTAATGGGTCGAAGCCCCCTGTTACTATTGTTGCTTTCATCTATATTCCAAAATATTGATTACTGCCACTTATCCAAGATAAAACAAGTTCTTCACGTTTAACATAACCGTATTTATTGATAAGATTAACAGCACTGTCGGGTAATAAACCTGTATCTGCTAAGTTATACCAAGTTGTAGTTCTAGGATCCATTGGAGTTAGATCACTTTTATAAACTACACATCTTATCCATCCATTATTTTCCTGAAAATAACCATCACTACAATCAAATCCATTTAACGCAAGTATTTGCATTAGTGAATCAACAGTATGATTAAAATAAATGCCACTTTCTCGTGAACAGTGAAATTTATTGTATACAGTAGTTACAGAAGTAGGTATTTGGATAACAAGCATACCACCTTCATTTATTAATTTAGACCAATATCTCAATGTGTTAATTGGATTTGTAGCATACTGAAAACTATCATGTGACCACAAAACATCATAGTTAATTTTTGAATATATTTCTTCCTCAAAGTCTTGTTTTGTATATATTATATTTTGTGCGCCTTGTGGTATGATGTCGTCGACTAAATCAATACCATAACATTTGATGTTTAATGGTACTTTATTTCCGTTGTCATCTTCTATTGATGCATTTGCCCACCATAACAAATCTTTTGCATGTTTACCACACCCAATATCTAATACATTAGATATACTGATCATCAATTCTTCAAATTGTTCTAATTCGTTTAGTACTTCTAAACTATGTGTATGACTATCGTTGGGATTAGAAAAACTCATTTGATAACTTACTAAAATATTCCATCATTGTTGTATTGTGTCGTTTGTTATAGTAGTGTACTAATTCGACGTTCTTATTTATACGTGGCCATAATTCTTTACGCAAATCTGTCATCTCATCAATATTGTATTTTTCAGTAATCTTTTTTAATTCGACAACCATAGTTTGCATACGTGTTTCAGAGTCATTAATAGTGTCATAACTATGATCAATAATATCATCAAACACATCGAAACCTAAATTTCTTACCACATTTACAGTACCAGGAACAGCATTGAAAATAGGAATCTGTCTATACATAAACGATTTAAAAGTTTTTTCAGTGATGAATATCTCTGTCCAGCCTATATCTGTTTGATCACTTGATTCAGTGACAACATAGAGTAAACATGAAAACCAATTATTAGTAGTATTACAATGTTGATCATCCATTCCACCAATTTCACCATCTAGTAATATTGGAATTTTGTGCGGATGTACTGCATTGTGGAACTGTTGGTATTGTGGATGTTCGGAATTATTCCAAATAGGATTTTTTTCTGATCCACAACTAATTAAAAATGTGTCATGGTCAAAATTATCTAATAGTTTTTTTGTTAACTTACATCTTTCTAATGTTGCTCTACGGTTTAAAGATATAAATGATTTTTCAATTGTTATATTTTCCCAATCAACATCTAAACTATCTATGTGATCAACGAATCCACAATGATTTACCATATGTTCGATGTAACACATATAAGGATATTCTGTTTGTTGTGTTATAGCAGAATTAAATAACACACGTACATCATAGTGTTTTGTTAAATAATCAAGAGGTTGAAGTAGTTCTACAGGACCCGGACCTTCATTGCAACAATTAACAATCAATTTATCGCCAGGTTGTAAGTTTATTTGTTCGTTGCTTAATTGTTGTTGGAATACTTTATCAAAAGTTCCGTCATAATAGTGATCACTGTTATTAGGCCAAATTTCATATACAACAACACCATTTATAAATTTGAAAAATGGAAATGTTGGCATTACAATGTAATATCTTCCATTCCAGCAGTACGTAATTTAACTATATGTCCAAGTTGCCATTGTTTAGTATCCAATCCTTTCATGATACCTAACCATTTGTTACGTAATAAGGCTACTTCGTTAATTAATATTTCCATATCAACAACTTCATCTTCACCGTCTACATACTTTTCTACATCTCTACTAGAAAGGCTACGTTGATAGTTTTCTAAATATGATTTAAAGTGTTTACGTCTTATTCTACGTAATTCTATGTTTAGGTATTCCAGTACTGCTTCTATTTCCTGTAGTTGGTGGAAACGATGTTCCGTTACACCAGGTAATTCCTTAATATTTGTTTCAACGTGTCCATGAACAGCAACATCTGACTTTGCATTTGTGAGTTCACTTTCATAATAACTTATGAAATTTGGTAATTGACCTAGACTACTTGTTATTTTGTTATACCACATATTTTGCTAAATGAGGAAATATTTGTTTCCAGTTTGTATTACGTCTTCTATCTAACTCTGTTAAATATGTATTCATTTTACTTATTAAATCAAATTTATTTTGATCAATATTACCTAAACTCTTCATGATACCGTCTAGGGCATTTAATTCATTATCAAAATCCCACACATTCTCTGCTTTGTTTCTAGCATCCATCATTAATTCTTTTACTTTATCAAGTGAATCTCTCCAAACATCATATTTAAATATATTTGGGTGTTGGTATTCACAGTGTGGACTTATTAATGAAATAAGACACATATATGTATAAATGTTTTTTTGTTCACGCCATTTATTAATCTTTACATATAGATCAGGCATATCCTTTATAGTCAACGCACTTATAGTATGATGTATGTTAATTCTTAACCATTCATCGTGTGTAAGAAGATATTCCATATTTTCTTCAAACCATTCCAAATTTAAACCGTGCCGTGTATATACTTGTGCTTCATTCCAACAATCTATACTTGCTGTTAAATCAAAACGTTTAATACAATCGTTATCTTTTAATTTTTTTATACGCTCTATGTATGTTTTGAACTTTTCCGGATTTATACTTAAGTTACTTACTATGTTAAACTCTAAGTCAGGATTTGGATGTGTTAGAAAAAATTCAATAACATCGTCGAAGTCTTTTTGAAAAAATGGTTCACCGCCCAAAAAATGAAAACGTTTCAAACAAGAAGAATTATTTTTCATCCACAACCAAAATTCATCTTTTATTTGTTCACTATTGTCAATCTTTTGTCCAGTGTTTTCTATAACAACACCATTACTTTCAAATTTGCCGTATTTGTTGTTTTCGTGTTCTATCTTACTACTTAACCCATCTAAACAATATGTACAAGCCATATTACAAACATTATCGAAGTAAACTTCAAGTATTGAAGGATTAACATTTGTTATTGTTTGATCAGTCACTACATCATTCGTGTATGAGTCAGGAATGTTGTTCATCATCATTCTGTCACTTACACCACCAGATTCTTCTATATTTTTACAGTACTGGCAACCCCTATCATTAGGCCATTGACCTTTTAACATTAATTCTCTGTCTTTAATTTTTTCAGGTGTATTATGAAAGTTTTTAAAGTTTTCGACTGTTAAATTATTTGCCTTAACTCGGTGACACGACATTGTCCGAGCATTTCTTAATATGACTGTACTCCATGACCATTTTAACGCACAGGCGGGATCAGTTTTAATTGGAAAATGTTGATCAATCATCTTTGTATTTTTTTACTATAAGGTCATCTGTACATCCTGTACAGTAATCAAATTTACACATTGTTGGATGGTTTAATAGTTGCCAATCTGTATCGAGATTACCTAATAGGTCATTATTACACATTCCACTATACACATCATTGTTGTAGTCTATTGATATCCTATCAACACCTGCATGACACTTATAACCGAACCAGTTATCAAATTTATGATTGTGAATCCAATCGGCATTAAGATTCCATTCTTCACCATTGTCTAATGTAACTTTAGTATTATAAAATTTATGATTTTCAAAATTCATAATCTAGTTTACTTTTTATAATTGGATTGTCCCTAATCTTCTTGTTGTAATCAATTAAATTTATGGCATTGCTTATATTGTGTTGATCTAATAGGTTCTTATATTTGACTATTCTATCTTCTGCCCAATATTCGTCCATAATATTAACGTGTAAGAATTTATCATTAGTAATTGTTTTACTTAAATCGATTATTGTTTTGAAAAACTTTGATTCAATAATATGTTCTGTATGTGTACTAAAACTAATATTATCTACGTATTTGAAAAGTTCTACATAGTAACCATACGATGCACTACCATTAGTTGTAAGTAATATTTGTGAGATTTTGTGTTTGTAGTTCTCGTGTAACCATTGAATAAAAACAAGGAAATCTTTATTACTTGTTACTTCTCCACCAGTAAAGGCAATTTTGTATTTGTTTCTGTTTGTTTTACTGAGTATGTCTAACCAGTAATTTTTAAGTTTAGATAAACTTCTATGTTTGTCTGTATTGTTGTGGTATTCACTAGGACAGTACATACAGTCATAATTACATCGTCTACCTAAACTCCAAGTAATAGAAAATACATTTTCAGTAGGTTCTACTTTTACGATTTGGTTAGTCATCCCAATCGTATTCTTCCTCGTATTCGTCTTCGTCCTCGTCTACTTCAACCTCATCCGAATAGTCAGTACACACTTTTTTGATTTCTTCGTTAGTAGTAGCAGCTGCAATCTCTTCTGCGTCATAACCATGTTCTACTAACTTAGCAACAAAATCTTCAAGTGCGTCTTTGTGATCAGGAATATGCTCTAGCATCACTTCCATAATTTCTAAATGTAAATCAAGACTCATCCATTTCCTCCATAACTTCGTTATCAATAACTTCGCTATTTATGTCTTCTATGATTTCTTCTTCTTGTACAGGTACTGGTTCTTCGTAATTTGACATATCTTCCATGACAATGTCTAAACATCCATCATCATTACGTTCCCACGCCTTACGGAATTGTAGGATTTCTTCACCTGTTGATTTAACTACGTACTGTAGTCTATTTCCAGACTTTTTAAGTAATCCTTGTTTCTCTGCTAAGTCTACAAGTCCACTGTACGGATTCATTCCAGATTCGTATGGAATCTTAACTTGTACTGCTTCAAAAGGTTTAGCATACCTTGTTTTCATTACTTTACAAGCGGCTCTAATACCTTTTACTTCTGTAGTCTTATTACCTTCCTCGTCTTCTTTTAACTTGAGTTTACGCATTGCTACAACAATAGAAGATGCATAGATAAATCCTTGTCCACCTGAAATTTTATCATCTGGATCAAACATATCTTGTGATGCGTATGTATGATTAGTAGCAACAATACCTACATTGTAAGCACCAATCATATTAACTGTGTTACGTACAAGTGCTGTAAGTGCCTTTGGTTTACGTCCCAAGTCACCTTTTAAGTCACCCTTGTCGAACTGATCCACATCGGTTGGTGTTAGTAACATACCCAATGAATCAATTACAAACAATACTTTAGGTCTTTCTTCTTCCGCCATTGCTTTGTAATCTGCCATAAAACTACTAATTGTTTTAGCTACATCATCAATCATTGCCATTGATAGTTTCAGTAGTTTGTCTTCAGATGTGTCTACGTTTAATGCATGCAACCATTTCTCATCTAATGCATTTTCTGTATCAATTAACACAACAAAAATACCTTGTTCTTGTGCCGCCTTTACAATATTAGCACTAGCAAAATATGATTTACCTGCGCCTGATTCACCAGCAAATACAGTCACTTTACCTAACGGTACACCTTTGTGAAAATCACCACTAATAAGATAATTCAATGCATAGTTACCTGTGCTTACCCAATCAGTAGGGTCGTTAAAACCAATACTAAGTCCATCAATGGATTTAGTAATATTCTTTCTAAACTTACTTACGTCAAATGGTTTTGCCATCGTATTACTTCCTTGTTTATTTTAATTCTTTCATACGTTTAATATTACGTATGTTCTCTTGTTTAGTTAGATCCATATATCTAACTTACTATCATTTTTTTGTAATCCATTTATTGTTATATAGTCATACATTGAGATCGTGTTTATTTTTATATACAACTTGGTGTTGTAACCATATACTATGCATTTCTTTAAGAAGTTTGATGTCAAAGTTACTTAATTTGAAATAGTTAAAAACTTTTTCAATCTCGACTATAAAACTTTCTTTATTTAATAACCACTTTAGTTTAAAAAAATAGTTATCGATATTGTCAACATTTATATCTGATTGATTAGCAAATGGTAAAACGTTTGGATTATTTTTTATATACTTTTCAATTATTACATTCTTATCAGTTTTTTTAAACTTGTATTTGTTGTTATATTTTAATACTAATGGTAAACTTTTAAAGTTACATAATTCAGGATCGTATGGAATATATCTAATTTCATTTTCTGTTTCATAAAAGTGTTTATTCCATAACGTTTCATATAACCAATCTTGTTCGGCTTTACTTTCATGTGTTACAGTTATAACTTTTGAACCGTTACAAAAAACTGGTAATATATTCTTACTGAAGATTAAATTGAAAAGGTGTTTGTTATTATCACGTTTAAAGTATATGTCGTCTTTAAGATATTCACAAAATTGTTTGTAAGTTATTTCATTCCCTCTAGGAAGACTACTACTATAGAAATCAGTATTGTATGGAACCATAGGTTCATTTGATAAATGATCCTTGTAATTTTGTATTAATGTTCTTTTTACATATTCTATATGTAACTTATTAATTAAATCACTTTTTTTATTATCTTGAACAACATATGACCAATGTCCAACACAATCACTTGTCTGCAGAATGGTACTTAAAAACTTACCACCTGCACCGTGTCCAAATCTAGTTACTAATATGTTATTTTTCATTATTACTAACAAAATATAGAACTGTCGAAATCATTACAATATTACTTATTACAAATATTTCTAATATTCCAAACATAACACATCTCCTCAAATTGTAACGAGAACTCTACACCAAATCCTTTAGTGGGAATAATGGCATAGAGTAAACGTCAGAACAAACTATTATGCGTTTTGCCTTGCTTTTATTTGGGCAAGAATATCATCTACTTTGCTTGCTCCAGCTGTTTCAGTAGCTGGTGCTTCCGTTGTTGGGGCAGCTGTAGTTGTTTCTACTGGTGCTGCTTCAACTACTGGAGTTGGAGTAGGTGTTGCCGCTGTTGTAGTACTTTCAGTTGTTGTAGTTGTTGATGCTGGTGCGTCTACTCCGTATGGACGATAGTAGTTACCCCACTTCTCAACATCATATTGTTGACCATCTACTGATGCTTCA